CAGCCCTTTGGCGGACACAAATCCAATCAGCCATTTTGGGCCGCCTCCCCCTCCGGCGGGCGTTCTTCCATCTTATCTGCGGTTTCTGCCAGAAGTGTAGCAGCCTCCAGATAAGATATTTCTTTGGGCCCTCCATTTTCGCCCCAAATATCCCAGCAATAAAGCGCCCCATGCAGTCGCTTGTTGTTGACTATCGCTCTGGCTCCTGCTCTCAAAGCGAGAAATAACTTTTCATTCTCCATCGACTTCCCCCTCCGGCGGGCGGCGGTAATTGTCCTGTTTTTCTCTGACGCAGTCAAAGCATTGCCCGAATGAGCCATGTGTTTTCCAATAGCACCCCTCACACGTCAGCGCCTCATTCGGCGAGGTGAGGGTGGGCATCCCCAACACAATATCCTCTGCCCGCTCCTTATCCTGTTCGCTGTCCCAGCTACATACCTGGATTTCAACTATCAGCTCACTGGCATCAATCGCCCTTGCCATCTTTCAGCGCCTCCATTCTTTCTTTAGTTGGTCTGGGAAGCGGGACGTAGTGGGTCGTAGAGTGATAGTCTGGGTGCCATTGTACCCACATTACATCCATCAGAGGCGAACCATTCCCTCTGGTCTTGAACATGAAATCCGGCCTCCATGTCAGCGGCAGAATCGCCTCAGGCTGTTGCAGATTAAACAGCGGATAGCGTTTCGCCGCATGCCAGTATTGTGATTTAAGTAACAGCGCAAATGGTAGGCCATGCTCAATGCAGCGCGCGATAAACTGCTCTGACTGGGAAAACGGCGGGTTGGTGATAATCCATTCGCAGTCCATCAGGAGGGCTTTCAGGAAATCATCTCCAAACTGGATGTCCGTCCCGATTACAGCGTATCCCATTTGCTCCATTACCTTGACCATGTGGCCCTGACCACAGGCTGGCTCCCAGATTTTTGTACCTTTCGGGAGATCCAAGAAATCCATCAGGGCTACGGTAGCCTCTGGCGGTGTTGGGTAAAAGTCACTCGCAACTCGCTTATATGCTGTGTTCCCGCCGGCGATCCGGCTTGCTGTCAGATTATCCATTCAACGCCTCCAATCTCTCCATCACCATCTCCACGGCCTCGTCCGTCATGGAAGCGCCGCAATAGGCACAAAAATTCAAAAAGTTATCGGGGCTTTGTTTTCCGCATTCGGAGCAATATAGATCATCATACTCACATCTTTCGTCGATTTCGACTTCATGTTGCTCCCCCATATCATCAATACCTTTAACACGGCGAAACCCTCCACGGTGTTTGTGGTGTTTTTCCCACTTCCCTCTCCACACCTTCTCCACCTGCTCCCGGCTGACGGGGCGGAGGGCGGAGATGGCGGTTTCCTGCCATGCGTTTACCCATTCTGACAATGTTTCGGTTTCGATGTGTTCGCAAATCTCGTTGACGTTCACATCAGCAATCAAATCTTTTAGGCTCACTCCATCCCCTCCTGCGTCATGGCTGGACCTCCTCTGTTGATACGCAATCCTTTTCCCCCAGCGTCGCCAATTCCCCGCCGCAAGCCAGATACCCCGCGCCATCAATCCAGCTATCAATGTGTTCCGGGGTTACAGATGCCCGGGCAATCTTGAGCAAAGCCATCATGGCCGCCACATCCTCCGGCTCTAACTGCACATGGACCCCAGCGGCAACACACTTCGCACTGAGGTAGGTGTGCCAAAATTCCGCAATCAAACGGAAGCTATTTTCTGGGATTCCATAATCCTGCTCCCGATCTCCGCAAACGCACTTCTCCGCAGCGGCAAGAATTTCTTTTCTTGTCATGGGGTTCCCTCCTTTCTGTTCGCATCCCACAAAAGTCTCTGCCCGCAATAACCACAATAACGGTTACTTTGGTGGCTTCCATTTTGCAGCCATTCCGCCTGGAGGCATCGTGGGCATTTGCAGGAAAGTTCTTCTAAATCTACAAGAATTTTGGCGGCGATGCCTTTTTCAATCGACAGCTCATGGTCTTTTGCGGATGCTTTCATCCATTCGCAATACATCAGCACGTCAATCAGGTTCTCCTCTATGTACGTGAGCTTTCCGCAGATATCCGCAGGGTTATCCTCCGTTCCAGACCCGTATTTTTTGCCCCCTCTGGCCCGTTGTTTTTCCGCCACTCTTTTGATGCCTCTCCAATAGGGGTTCTTGCTCATGCCATACATCTCCTCTCAAAACGGCAAGTCGGGATCATCTCCAGTGATCTCTTGGAATGACACAACTTTTCCTTGGGTGCTGCACCGGTTTTTCTGCTTTGCCGCTTTCCCCGCGTCTACAAGGTCTCGCTGCACCGTGGACTTTGGAGATAACGCATGGAAGGTTTGCGTTGCCCCGTCAAAGTCCAACTCAATGTAGCCGCCAGAGAATCCTTTTTTATTCTTGGCAACTCGCAGCGTCCTGGGCGGCGTTGGCGGCGGGGAGCCTCTGGGAGCATCTTCTATGGCTTCTTCGTTGAGATAAAGCAGAAAGACCGCATCCGCGTCTTGCTCAATTTGTCCCGATTCTCTAAGGCTGTAAAGGTCAGGCGCTTTACTCCTTGCACTCCTGTCAGGGCGGCTCAACTGAGACAATGCCACCACCAGCACCCCGAGAGAGACCGCCATTCGATGGAGGTCCATAGAGATTTGCGTGACATCCCGGAATCGGTCTCCCTGCCGTGTTCTGTGCTCCGGGTTGATGATTTGCAGATAGTCCACATAGACTACTTGATAGCCTCGGGCCACAGTTACACTGCGGACATCTGCCACAGACATCTCTGAGGCATGAATCACGTCAATGCTCCGCGTCGTGAATTCCTTTCTGGATTGAATGACTCGGGCAATCTCATCCTGGTCCAGGGTTCGCTTTCGGATTTTGACCGAATCCACCGAAGCAGCCAGGGCATGCAGGCGGTCATAAACCTCATCCGGGTTGGTCTCAAAAGAGAAATACCCTACTTTTTGTGTCTTGGCCTGTTCCCACGCCATTTGGAGGGAGAGCGCCGTTTTCCCGGCGCTTGGACGCCCTCCCAAGATCACCAGGTCTCCCAGTGTGGACAAAACTGTTTCGTCCAGTTTGGGGAATCCCCAGGGGATATAGGACACTTTTTCGTCCTGCCGGAGAAGGAACTCCAAGTGCCCCTGTTCGGCAGAGACCACCCGAAGTGCGGCTCTCTGTACGATAACCTGATTAGCCTCCTCAATGAGGTGCTTTGCCTCCTCGGTACTCTTGCAGCTTGCCAATGCCAGCCCCAAGGTCTGCATTTTGGAAACCTGTGCTTGCTCCACCAGGAGATCAAGATAAGCGCCGCAGTTGGCTGCGGTTGGCGTGAGCTCCATGATCTGGAGAATCAGGTTGGTGTACTCCTCCCCGGCAATCCCACGGACAGTCACCGGGTCAATGGGACGCCCCTCTTGGTACAACCGTTTCGCTGCGGCAAACAGGGTTTTGTATTCCCCGGTGTATTGCTCCTCCCTGGTGCGAAGGAAAACCTCCCCCGCACACTTGTCTGCATCCAGCAGCAGAGAGCCGATCACGCCCAGTTGTGCATCCAAGTGCGCGGAGGTTTCTTGTTTCTCCGTCATAACCGATACGCCCCCTTCGGCAGAGTCTGCTCCGGCTGCGGCTCGGGCTCCTGCGGCGGGGTTCTGTGCTCATCCTCCCAACGCCGGTGCTTGAGCCACCGGCAGGCATAGGGGATGCCAATGCCCCGCTGCCAGTCTGGAGACTGCATATCCCGGGCCAGCCCAAGGGCCATCTCCCGGAGAAGAACATCATCCGGTTGTAGCTTGTCCCACTCCCGAATGGCTGCCTGCTTGTCCTCCCCCCGGGGATAGGACTCCCAGAACCGGGCAAACCGCTCCGGCTTCCAGTCTGGGGCAGCCTTGGGCTCCCGTTTCTTCCTGGACACGCTCCCGTCCCCCTGTGGGGGGATTATAGGGGGGTTAGTCTTTAAGTAATTTGTTCTCTTAGTATTTTGTAGTGTCGGATTCTCCAATGTGCGGTTTTCCGATGCAGGCTCTTCCGGGGTAGGTTCCGGCGTATCAGGGCCCCTTTCCGACGCTGTTTGAGGGGCCTCATAGATCACATATTCCGCCTCCCGCAGCTTGCCATGCTCGTCCCTCGCCCGGCCACGAACCATGTACCCGGCGTCCTCCAGTTCCGCCAGGGCAGACCGAACCGCGTCCCGTCCTTCCTTGCAGAGGGAGACCAAACCCTCCACGGAATACACCCAGTCCTCGGGCAGGGACAGCATCATCGACAGCAGCCCCTTGGCCTTGAGGCTCAGGTTCCCGTCTTGCAGGTGATGGTTTGACATCACGGTGTAATTTTTCTGTTTTTCTACACGGATAATGGCCATGAGAACACCTCCTATTTTGGGTTGGGAAAGCCCCCCGCGCTTATACCATGCGCAGGGGGATGCCCCGGCGGGCCAAGGCGGCGTTGATCCGGCTCTTTCCCATCTCTTTTCTGCGCCGAGCCTCCTGGCGCTTTCTGGCCGCTGGGGCAATGGCCCGCAGTAGGATGTCCATGTCATGGCGTTCTTTGATTCTTTGGACCTCAGTCATGGTCTTATTTCCTCCCTTTCAAATCGTTTGCAGGGCTGCCGCAGGACCCCGCGGGTTTTCCCGGTTAAGAGGCAAGTGCCCTTGCTGATGGGCACAAAGCCCCATACGTTTCCCCGGTTGGGCCGGTAGTGCTGTTCAAACCAGATGCAGTTGACGCAGGCCCGTTCACTGGTTTCAATAGAAACCTGCCTGGTGCGCTTGTGGGCGCAGTAGTTCTCCACTTTTGCTGTCATGCCGCTCCTCCTTTATAGTGCCATATAATGGCACTTATTTATGCGTCAAGTATAGTGTACTATTATGGCACCGTCAAGACCTTTTTTAGGAGGAGTAACTATGTTTTCTGATCGTCTTAATAAAACCAGGAAAGAACGGGGCATTACTGCCCAAAAGATGGCCGACGAACTTCAAACCGGAATCAGGAACTACCGTAAGTATGAAAGCGGTGACGCGAAGCCTACGCTTGATGGGCTGGTGCAAATAGCCGACATTCTTGATGTTTCTACTGACTATCTTCTCTGTCGGGATGAATTTCTCGCAAAACACGTTGATTGACTTCCAGCAGATCCTCCAGATCATCCCACAAAGGAATACTTCCTAATGTCTCACCAGATTCAATCTTTTTGTAATGCCGTAACCCTACCCCCAGCTTGTCCGCCATGGCCTGCTGGGTCATTCCCGCTGCCTTCCGGGCGGCTTGCAGGTTATTTCTCAAGGGTTTTCCCTCCTCCACGCTTCCTGGGGCATTTGTGCAGAACCTCTTTGAGTTCTTTGCATCCGGGGGTGCACACAGGGCGCTTGCAAGACAGGCAAAACGCAATAGCAGCCTGTGGGTCCGACCCACCGGGGTCTGGGGGTGTAAACGGGGCTCCGCTGGATTTCCAGGGCCTGCTCGCTGGCGTTATATCAGGACGGTCTCTCATCTTGAACGATCACCCCTTTTCCCTGCCCTTGTCGGCGTTGCANATCACACCGCCCGGATCTTGGACAACTCCAACGCCTTGGCCACGTCTGCGGCAAGGTACCGCTTCCGCCCATTGACCAGCACGGGTTCAATCCCCTCTGACCGAATCCAATTCATGGCGCAGGTGTAATCCTGGAGCCCGATCACTTTTTTCACTTCGGCAAACGTCAGACAGATGCCAAAGAGTTCGATGATCTTATCTTCCAGCTGCTTTTTCTTCCGGGTGTTCATTTGAGGCTTTGTGCTGGACTTTCCTTTCCCCAGTGCGCTGGGGTCACAAATTTTGACTTTCGGCATATTATGTCACCTCAGTTCGTTTCAAACAGATAGACTCCGCGGCGATACATTTATCCGCCTTATAAACTTCCATCCGCAAGACCGTCTCGTCCAAAATCTCCATGAGGTAGGCAGAATACAGTGTGGTCCCGTCTCTCCACCACATGTGTTGATTTTTTGCAATCGTGGTCCCGAAGTGTGTCCGACGGATTTTCGGCAGCGGGACCGGAAACGGCATCTGTTCCGCACAGTCTTGCACCAGCCGGTACATGTCGGCCTTTTTTGTATAAATACTCATAATTTCCTCCCTTCCCGGGCCCCGTTTTA